TGTCCTCTGGATTGCGGAAAGCACCCCAATTTATACTACCAAGTGTACACAGGGCAATGCGACCAGTTGGATCATCTAAGCGTTTGAATGGCTTAGTAGGTAGTAAAATCTCGCAACACAGATTACTTTGATAGATGGTATGATATTCCGGATCAAATGGTCCTTGCTGCATAACGTTATCGATAAACACTAGATAGATACGTCCCGTATCTGTACGTTCTTTTAAGATGCCGCCTTTGAATACTTCTTCAGCTGACATTGTTTTCTTACGTAGATTTTTTTGTTTTTCGTACTTAACATACAATTCTTCAAACAATTCAGTATTACTGTAAAAGGCTTCATATAAGTCGGGTACTTCGTTAGGATCAAAGAATGTAATATTTTCTTTGTTTTTGAAGCGGCGCCAAAAGAAAGCACTTAATACTACACCGTAGTCCATATGACGTACACGGGTTTCATCTGTACCTTGATTGTTTTTCAGCACAATTAAATCATCGAATTGATGATGCCAAATTGGGTAGAATACAGTTGCACTTGCATTACGTATGCCGCCTTGACTACAACTACGTAGGTCGCCAAACCATTTCTTTAAGAACGGAATCATACCAGTGTGTTGAATTTCTCCACCACGGATAGGTGATCCCAGACTACGCAATCGACCAATCTCTAATCCAATGCCAGCACGCTTGCTCGCATATTTGGCCATCATTTCGCCTGATGCAAAGATACTATCTAAATCATCATCTGCTTTAATTAATACACACGAACTAAATTGTTTAGTCGGTGTACCTAAGCCGGCGAGAACAGGCGTCGCTAAGGTGAACAAACTGTCACTTGCACAGGTGTAGTATTCTTTGATAAACCGCATACGTGCGCTGTTAGGTTCTTCTTTATGGAATACTGTTGCTGCCGCAACTATATAACGTATCTGCGGAGTTTCATAAATCTGTTTTGTAGCACGATTGCGTACTAGATATTTTTCAATTAGCTGTTCAATAGCCGCATACGAATAGGTTTCATCTTTGGTATGGTCAACAAAAGAATCCATCTTGTCCCATTCTTCTTCACTATACCAGTCAAGCAGTTCTGATGTGTATAAGCCAGTTGCTACATTCTTTTTAACAATTTCGTATAAACGAGGAACTTCGTAGTCACCATAGACGTCTTTACGCAGCATACTCAGGCGTTGCTTGCCTGCTACGTACTGATAGTTAGTGTGTCCGATGTCCGGATTGTGTTCAATGTCGATAAGATCAACAATAGCACGAAGTGTAATTTCATCAATCTCTCGTGTGCTAATGCCATCATAAAAGTGAGGTTGTGCTTTGATTTCAATCATTGACTGACTTACATCTGCAATACCAGCACATACCTTTGTAATTTGGGCCTGCCATTTATCTACTGCTAACGGAGCGCGACTACCACTGCGTTTTATTACTTGAATGATGCTCAATTTGATAACCTCTTAATTTAGTACTGCTCTAAATTTGTATTGTTGATTGTTGTGTTGTATTTACTATATTATATAGTGTACATAATATTTCAACTTTTTGCAAGTTATAAATAATTTATTATAAAAATTCTTTTACATAAAATTTAAATGTTGCGTCACTGCCAGTATTAGTAGTAGTGTATTGAAACATATTTCCTGTAAATCCAAATGTTACCCCAACTTCGGCAGATTCAGTGTATTCGTCATCTAATAATGGAACGCCGTTGAGATATGCACCTTTTAACCAACCAAATCTAGTAGCCGAGGCGCGAGTAATACTATATTCTAAAAACGTAGAAGTTTCAACAATTCCAATATTACCGTTGGTGGTATTATTAGTTAATGTTAGTGTAGACATTGCTAAGTCTGACTGTATATTTGCAACATTAGACTGAATAGAAGTAATATTTGCTGTCATATTAGCAACATTACCTTCTAATGATTCAATCAAGACCAGCTCACTATACATACTCTGAGAGGTAAGAATTTCAGTTACTCCGGTCATCGGAGCACCTTCAGCTAATGTGCCATTACCAATAAACAATCGCTGTTCGTCGATTGACCAACCCATTTCGGCTGAACTAAGTTGTGGTAAATTCTCTTGCAGTCCTCTGCGGATTTGTATTTTGGAAATTTGGGTTACAGCCATATTAATATCCTATCTATATTTTATATTTAGCTAAGATTATAATACTGCTCCACTCTTTTCAACCAACGTTCTGTCCACATATCCCATTCTGCACCTTCAACAGTCCATGTTTGATATTGGAAATCTTGGCTACACATTAGAATAACACCTTGACGTATGTCAGTTCCGTGTGTTTCGTTATGGGCTAGTCCATAGGCACATAATTGAAGGAAATAGTCCTGGACCCATTCGGTTTTCTTAGGTTTATTAGTCTGTTTATAGTCTAAAATAGCCGGTTTGCCTTTATGTACACCACAAGCGTCAGTTGTGCCAGCATACAGTCCAGAAACATATAATGGTACTTCAATACCCCAAACTTCGTCTACATGTACTAAGCCTTGTTCTACGATTGTCTGCGCCATCTTGTGACTTTGTATACTGTAAGGATTGGTTCCGGGCTCGCCCATGTTACGATTGTTCTGCACATAATCTTCCAACCACTTGTGCATACGTGTCCCGCGATTAGCAGCTTCTGTAGTAATCTCCTGAGCTCGCTGTTCACCGACTGACTTACGCCAGTTCTCTAAGGCTAACTTAGCTTCGGCGGGTTTTGTTTTGTCGAGAATTGTTGTTACTGAAGGAACCTTACTGCCATCTGGCAAACTGTAAAGTCGTTTTCCATCCACGCTCTGGCGATTGATGGGTGTATAGTCGTATTTTTGTATAAGCATACTATTATTATATAGGATTAAACTGCAAGGGTCAAAGAAAATTATTGCCTAATTTCTTCATTTAATCGATAAATCATTCTGTGATATGGTCACGTTTAATTTCTCTAACCGGATCATTTAACATTTCAGCTAGTGTATTTTTGATAGTAACTCGTTTGTGTCCTATATCTCTAATGTGCAATGCTCGTCGACCTATTTCTTCCAATGGCAATCCGTCAATTCGATTCTTTTTAAAGTCGTCTTCCAATGACCAAACATACGCATGATGTTCAATCAATTCCATTACCAACACATTTATAGGATTAATATTAACTTCTTTCATCTGCGCTAGATAAAAATCTAATTCTTCTTGATTTTCGCCATTGGTTTTTTTGTGCTTGACTACAGCAATAGCGTAACGATCTACTATTTCAATTACTGGAAATTTCATACTGTAAAACTCTCCCCACACCCACATTCACCAGTGGCATTGGGATTAATAAATTCAAAACCTTCATTAAGCCCTTCGCGACGCCAATCCATTTTTAATCCATCTACATAGACTAGGTCTTTTGGCGTGGTAAAAATACTAACATCGTGACACTTATATTCGATAGCATCTGCTGTAAGTTGATCAACAAATTCAAGTACATAGCTCATGCCACTACAACCAGCAGTTTTAACACCAATTTTGATGCCTAACGTATTTGCTCCGCGAGCAGTAATACTTTTCTTAATCTTTTCTGCGGCTAGTTCAGTTAAACTAATCATTAAATATCCTATCTAACACTGCTTGTTTTTGTTCATTAGTGTAATTATACCATTCGACTACTTCATCTGTTGTTCTACCACAGCCACGGCACACATCATTATCTAAATGACAAACACCAATACACGGGCTTTCAATTTCTTCCACTATTGCTTACTCCTGTAATCGTTTATCGCAGCTTTAATTGCATCTTCTGCTAGTACACTACAGTGTATCTTAACTGGTGGTAAGGCAAGTTCTTCTGCTATTGCTGAATTTTTAATTGTAAACGCTTCGTCTATTGTCATACCTTTAAGCAGTTCTGTTACTAGACTAGAACTAGCAATTGCACTACCACAGCCATATGTTTTAAACTTTGCATCTATTATTATACCGTCTTCTACTTGTATTTGCAACTTCATCACATCACCGCACGCCGGTGCGCCTACCATGCCGGTCCCAACTTGCGCATTCTCCTTGTCTAAAGATCCCACATTTCTTGGATTTTCATAATGGTCAAGTACGCGGGCCGAATAGCTCATATAATTTCTCCAATGTTATCGAACATTTAATTCCTTTTGTTACGTTGTCGATTGCCGGTATAAATTCTAAGTTATGAATACTTCCTATTACCTTAGGCGGCACTTTTTTATAAAAACCTTCAGTAATACTGTACTTATGGTCAAGATGATAATCAGTCTTACTACGTCTGTTGCTATTAGACAATACTGTTAAATCATTCTTACTTGTCCAATAATATACTTTGCGGCGATATTTCTTAAACTCCGTATACATTGGATCGTCTGGTTTCCAAAATATACCTCTATCTATCTTGGTTTGAATCATTTTAGCAATTGATTCGGGTTTCATTATTTTACCGATCGACGAGAGAGACCGTTTCTTGTTCGACTCCTCAGACATTGTTTTTCCTTCCCAATATCCTCTGGCTAAATTAGCTAAACTATTTGGATGTTTTAATGACACCCCAAACATTGGATTGTTTTCACCTTGTTTAGCGTCGCTTGCTTTTTTACGCCAACTATCTGATCTATTGTTAGCCGCCCATCTGCGAGAACAAATGGGGCCGCAAAATCTACGTTTTAATTCTTTTTTTCCTGCTTTAAGCAACGTGAATTTATTATTACAATGTTCACAAATTTTTTCTAACATATAGGATTCTCGTATTGTTCTATTATTTAGTCCGTTACGAAACTCCAATAGTATACTAATATACTATACTATTTATAGTGGCAGGTCAATGTATTTTAGTTATTGTGCTACAGGTGCGCCGCGTGTTTTAGCGGCACGTTTAGCCATGCTAGTAACATCGTCCACTGGTGCTTGGAATGTATTTTGTTCCGCGCCACCAATATTGGTTGTTGTGGGTTCTTCTTCATTACCATGCACTGGAGCAAGCACCACTTGATCTTGATTGAAACTTTTAATAAGATTTTTTACTGCTGGATTGTTTTCATTGGCATCAACCAATGATTCATAGTCAAATGTGCGATCTGTATTTAATACAAGATTAATAAGACTTTGTGTGCTGATTGTTGCTGGCGATGACTTATCTTCCGAACGGTGACGTAATAACTCCAGAGCAGTAACTAGGTTAGACTCTGGTGTGTTTGTTGGGCCGTGAGCAAATTCACGTAAGCGCATTAACGCAGTTCTCTACCCAATGTTTCAGTTCCACCAACTGCGGCATCGGTAGCTGCAAAACCATCAGCTGGTTCTTCTGCATCAAAGTCGCTTTCTGGTGGTGGAGGTAATTCACCGCCTAGCTCGTCACCTGGTAAAGCCATTGGATTATCAAGTTGTTCGCCACTTAATACACGAACACCGCTGTCAACACCTTCACGTGCTGCCTGTAGGTTTTGCATTAGTTGATCTAATGTAGCACCAACTGCATTTTTAAATGCATCAGCTTGCTCTGAACCAATTTGATCACGGATGCTATCAAGTAATTGTGGAAGTTGTTCATTTTGCATTTTACCAACTTTTTCAATTGTATCTTGTACACTATCAACCATATCTTTAGCAGCTAATAATACTTCTGCATTACCAACTTCACCCTCGTTAAGTTGTTGATGTTGTTCAGTAAGCCAAGTGTTTAAGCCTTCTTGTACAGTTAACAATTCCATGTAACGTGGATTTGTTTCAGCACGATGAAAATCTGCACTATGACGGATTTTGTTTAAGTTTAATGATATTGTTTCCCCTAAGCGTTGTGCTTTGGCAATAGACAAATTATCATAATTAATAGCAAAGCCAAAACGGCTTTCTAATACTTTATTAATTTTTTTTGCAGATGTCTGAGACATTTCTGATAGTTTCATGGTTAATTCTTCCTAATGCAATTATTTAATATTATTTATCAAAACAATAGACTTCTTCAATTGTTTCTTTGATTCTTCAATTCTAAGCATGGTTTCAGTATATTTATTAGAATATAATGCAATATTCCAATCATCATTCTTCTCTTGTGCTTGCTTATAGCGATATCTATATAGTATAGCGTCAAATTCAAGTATACCAATTAAGTTATCGTTAATTCTTACTTCTTGTGCTAATTCGTATTTGTGCTTGTGTAAGGCAATGCAGTAAAATATAGCGTCTTTTCTATTAAAAAAGTCAAAAACCTGTTCATTATCTTTGGTAATTCGCCAGTTTTTGTCTGTTATTTTTGTTATTTTATACTTGCCTACGATTAGTGTATCTGCGCCAAGTTGATAGCAGAATGGCAGTGGACCCCGACTATGTTTGGCCAACTCTGCTTCTGTAAACCTACGTATCTTTTCAACGTCGATCTCAGTCAATACGTTTTTTGTAGTAGATTTTGCCGGCTTCATTTGTGCGTAACAGTACATCTTTGACTGTGAGTTGATTTGCGATTATTTGTTCGCGTTCGTCTAATTGACTTTTAGCAATAGTATTATCGCCGGTGAACTGTTCTAATAGTTCGTGTTCTTCGTTTGTGATTGTTAATAATAGTTTGTTTGTAAGTTCAACAATTTTCATGATGTTATCCTATAAAGTATTTATTACAGGATAACGTTAAGGAGTTTTATTTAAAAAGACTGTGTGAGATGAAGCCAAGGAGACCTGCTAGTATAACACCCATCATAGTGGTAAAGATACTGATGGTTTGTTTATCACCACCTGATATTTTATCAGTTAGACTGTTTTTAATATCAATCAGATGCAGCTCAAGTTTATCCATGCGCTGTTCCAAGTTGTTTAATTTAGTTTCCAAGCTACCGTACCTTACGGCGCATAGTTCGACATGTGCTTCTAAATTTTGCTTCTCGATTTCTGTAGGTTTTGCCATCGTCGCTCTCTTTTATATAGTAGCGATGCGTATTCGTTGAGCCTAGTGTATGCCTTAATATGTGCCATGATGATTAGTGTTGCATCTAACTAATATTTAGTTCTTACGTGGTATTTTTAACTGCGTGTTTTAAAATAGATGTTTTTATCTGCGCCACTTGCATAGAATAAAGGCAATGTAGGATGTGCTGTTTCATCTAGTCCAAGTATAATAGGAGCAAGTTTAAAGTCATCTTTAAGTATACCGTATCTATCATG